AGTCTACTCGGGTATCCTTCCCGAGATAGCCAGCGGTCTTAGAGGGAGCGTTTGTGAAAGAGATCGAATGCGGTCTGTCGCGCTTCGACCCGTCCTGTATCTTTTCCAAGGTCTACCCCTTCCGCGCTATTAGCGCTTCCACTTCCGACACGGGCGTAACGTCGACGACGGCGCCCGGCGTCAGGATTCCCGTTTCCGTATCGAAATCGCCGATTTGGTGCAACGTGAAATCCGCCGGGGCTTTGTTCCATGCCGAGGAGCCACCCCGCTCGAGCACTTCCAACCAGCTTCTCTGGCATTCCGCTCGGTTTTTGAACAGCATTATCCCGAGGTACTCCTCGAGCTTCCGATCCCTTACCGCGAACAGACCTCGTTTCACGATCGTACCCTCTCTTTAGCTTTGCGCGTATGCGCAGCTTGACTACTTCCTCGCGCGCTTTGCGCCGCTCGGGCGTTTCTTCCGCAGGATCACGTTTTGCCGCAGCTCGGGCTTTGCGCCGGGCTTTGAACTCCCGATATGCTTCCTCACCTACGAACTTCTCCATGAGCCGATCGTAGTAGGGAGGGAGCGGAGTTTGTGTTAGCTTTTCCGGGTGAACCACGAAATCATTGCGGAATAAAGCCTCACAATTAGCCTTGAAAAAATCGCGGCCAATACCTTGTGAAGCAACCACGTAAGGACGCATTTTACCGAGATCACCCGCAGCCCTACCTTGCCACTCTTGCTTTTTTAGAGCATAGCGTGCGGTATAGCCAGCGGACTTCGCCGTTAGCGTGCCCACGGTTATGCGCCCTAGACGCCAGATCCCCGCCACAACCGGGGAATTATACAACGGGTCTTTCGCGCCCGGATTGTTATCCACCCGGATTAGATCGCTCGGCGCCCACCCAAATACGCACGCGTGGTAATGGGGACGTCCGAGCTTTTCTCCGTATTCGCCGCACGCGACATAGCGAATCTTCGGCTTGCCGGGTTGACTTGAGAGGTACTTGCGGAGACGCTTCCAGAACAACTGGAGATCCACGCGATTGAGCGAATTGCCGGCGGGCAAATGCTCTGTTGCATACGTGAGCGTTAGAAAGCAGCCTGTCATATGAGAACGCAGCTCCAGCACACAACGCAACGACCATTCCGAGGCTTTTTTGAGCCGACAGCCTACACACTTGCCGCATGGTAGCTCCAGCTTTTCGACGTATGGCTTATACTTCGGCTTTTCAGCCGCAACCATAGCGTCAACGCCGAATTTTAGCCTTGGCTTACCCGACTTCCAATGTAGCATTCCGCGCGTGCGGAATTGCCAAGCGGGAATCGGACGATAACAAGGCACCGAATTACTCCGAAGGTTTACTACGGCTTTGAGGGAGAGGGAAAGGGGCGTTGGCCTTTGGACGCCCGCTACTAATAGGCGTTCCCGGTACCATGCGCCCCTAGCACTCAGGTTTGAGTATGCTTCCTGAGTTAGAGCCGATATCCGGCCCGTGGAGCATACTGGTTCTTTCTGTGGGTCTTTGCAGCGGTCTTAGAGAACTTCCGCTTGTCCGACTTCTTATTCGCGGGCTTCCGCTTCATGATCCCCTCCGAATGGCGTCTCTATGCGACGCCAGTTCCAAACGGTTACGCTGCTTTTGATCCTCGGCCCAATAGCCAGCGTTTGCTTGACGCGCCGACGCAGCGCCGCCATAGACATTGCCCAGACCTTGACTCAGCAACTTTCCGGCCGTACTAAACGTACCGCCGAGATATTTCTTGGCGGTGTGTACGGTCTTTCCAGCGACCGACTTTAGGAACGTTTGGTCACCCTTTGCCGCTTCCTGATCTACCTTTGCCTGAGCCGCTTCCGCTTTGCTTTGCTCGATTGTCGCGTCAGCCTTTGCCCCGGCAGCCTTTGCCGTACTGGAGACGATCGCCGCCTGAGCTTTCGCGATCGCCGGATTCTCTTGCGACGCTTCCGCGTCCGACACCGCCGACACCGCGTCAGCGATCCCCTTGACGGAGGACCCCAGATCGCCCCCGCGAACTGGATTTGTGGACTGTCCCGCCGGCGCCGCCGCCGACGGAGGAGAGGACATAGCCATTGGATTCATTCCAGCAGCTTTTGCGTCCTCGAATCCACGCTGAAATTGCGAGGAGGACATTTCCTTAGCGAACTTCATATTCGTAAGGTTTGTGAAGATCCCCCCCGCAGTTCCAAAGAGATCCATTAGATACGCCTCAGACCAGGAACATTGTACGTGGGCAGCTCACGAACCGACTGGAGCGAAATCCACGAATCGAGGAGGAAATGCGGCTCGGTCGGAACCGCGATCACACGAGCCACCGGAGGCGCGTCCACAATGAACGCCGGAGACAGCGTAGGCAGCGTCGCGAAATCCTGAGCCAAATGCCAGAAATCCACCGACGACTCGCCCGCAGAGACGTTTGACCGGAACAGCCCGGTAATCATGTTCGGCTTGTAACGGTAATCGTCATACCGACCGATATAGCCGAACACGTCCTCGTCCACTGGCGTACCCTGAGGATTCAGCACCGATTGACCCTGAGCGTAAATTTCGCGATTGAGCACCTCTTGCTCACCGAGATTCGCGAAATGCGGAATCAGGAACTGGAGCTTTTCCCGCCGGGTATACTGGCGCGGCATACCTTGCTGATAGTTCAGATCGGCACGCACGTTCAGCAGACCGACAACGACCCCATGTTCGGTGAACGACTTCGAGAACCCATGCCGATCACCCTGAGAGGAACCGACGCCGTATCCGGCGAGATTGCCCTGAGGAGTCGTCGCCGACTGAGCCGTATTGACCACCGGGTTCACGTAGATCGACGTACGACCACCGCCGAGGTACTCGGGACGCTGCAGCCGAGCGTCCCCGTTCGAGACGCCATAGACCGACTGGAGGAGCTCCGTATACCTCGAGCCACCACGGGCGAGCATTTCGTAGAACTGTTGGACGACCACCGCTTGGCGGAAATCGTTGATCGTAGCCGAAGCGCCGGCCGCGTCCAAATTCACGCCCAACTGTGTGTCGGCCCAACCGAGAGGCGCACCCACCGTGAACAGATTCGACGACGCGAACAAACCACCCGTGGTATCCGCCTTGAACTTACCCAACGTGGTGCCGTCGGTGAACTGCGGAACGCCGTCCACATATCCCGCGTCGCCCGAGACCAGCCCTTGCACCGGGAGCATACCGCCGAGAGGAAGGAGCACCTCCGGCCCCTTTTGAGGCCACGGGACGCACGACGTGAAGTAATCGTGACGCTTCCCACGGGGCAGGAGACCGTAGATTGTCGGGTCGTCCGGCCCGTCCCCCTTTGGCCAGTCGATCGAATCCTGCAAGTTTTGATCGCGGAACCACTCGTTCCAAATGAAGGCGTATGCCCTAGGATACAACGCCGACATGAACAGATCCGGCACGCCGACCGGAACACCCATGTAGTCCCAGATTGAACCCGTCGTCGCCGACGCACCCGGAGGCGCCTCGACAATCGGAACGAGGAAATCCGTCGGGTCGTCCGGGTTGTCCTGAGCGCCCCACATACGCTCCCAATTTTCCCAAAGGAGCCGGAACGGAACGAAGAAGAAGAAGCTTTCCAGGTAGAGATTGTCCATGAGAGGCTTTTGCAGTGTAGCGAGCCTACACAGGAAATTGCAATCCACCTTGTGAGAATCGCCCGGAGCAACCTCGTCCATGAGGAAGGGAATCAAGACCCCCTCGTCAAAGGAGGTCTTATAGCCGTGACTTCTATCGAACGACGACCTCTGAGCCGACACCCGCGGCACCTGAGAGAACGTATGCGCTTCCCTACGCCCGGACTTTCCGATCGCCATGTTATTTGGCCTTTCGCTTTCGCTCTCTCTTGAGAGCAGTTTCGTAGCCGAGCGCCGCAGCCGCGCGCTCGATCCCCCGGCAATGCCCTTCACAAATGGCATTCCACTCGCGCAAGGTAGTCCGACCCGCGCCGACTTCGAGATCGCGCACGATCACACCAGCATAATACACGAGCCACCGCGCACGTGCAAGCAGCTGCACTTTTTCCTTCACCGGCCCCGAGGGAGGCCACATGGACGCCACCGCCCTTTCGTCGGGACTGGGGATTATTTCACGCACTGGGTAGCACCGCCGGTAATTTTCCACATAAGCGTCAATCTCAGCCTGATCGACGTTTTCCACGCGCCCCATGTCCCGCAGATCCGTAATCATTGCAACCTCAATTCTCGTATCGCGACTATTCGCGATCACACCCATTGTATATGCTATTAGCGTGCCAGTCAAGACTGTCACTTTTTTAGACACCGCCCCTCGCGTTTTGTCGCGTTTTGAGGCGGTGTCATTGGTAACATATAGATCAAGGGAGTAATGTTACCACCCCGCCCATGCGGGGACCCCTATTTGCGCAAACAGAACCAGCCGGGTGGCCATTGGCCACCCGGCTTGCGCTGTTGCAGACTTGGACAGCCTTACGGCTTCTTTTCCGGCGCCGGAGGCGCCGGCGGAGGAGGCGCCGGAGGCGCCTCGGGCTCGGGCGTAATCAGCCCGAGCTTTTGACACTCTTCCAGATTGCTACGGTCCGCCATGAACCGGACCATGTTTATCGCCGAATTGGCGAACTTTTCGCGAATGCGAACCGGCAGCCGCCGGAAATACTCCTCGGTCCGCCGGACCTCGTTCAGCATGACCTGATAGTCATACTGAGTTTCCCCCCGCCCAAAGGGAGCCGACGCCACGGAGGCCATGAACACGCCCGCATTGCGGACGTCCACACCTTGCGTCGCATACTTTTTGAGCACCGAGTCTACTCGGGTATCCTTCCCGAGATAGCCAGCGGTCTTAGAGGGAGCGTTTGTGAAAGAGATCGAATGCGGTCTGTCGCGCTTCGACCCGTCCTGTATCTTTTCCAAGGTCTACCCCTT